TGTAGAAGTAGATGGTTCTGCATATTGGATGTCAGAGAATGGTTTCTTTAGATATGCTGGTAAACTAGAATCACTACCTTGTTTGGTAGAAGATCACGTATACAATGATATAAATTTAGAGTCTGGTAACCAAATGGTGTCTGCTGGACTAAACAATCTTTTTGGTGAAGTCATGTGGTTTTATCCAACTTCCTCATCATCTGTTGTAAACAGAATGGTTGCATATAACTACTTTGACTCTTCACCACAAAGACCAGTATGGACAGTAGGAACATTGGCAAGAACAATGTGGCAGGACTCCGCTGTCTTTGGTTCACCACATGCAACAGAATACGATGCAGCTAATGATACATCGTTTGATGTTGTAGGCAACACTGAAGGTAGAACAACATACTATGAACACGAAACAGGAACTGATCAAGTTAGAGGTGGAGCTACAACTGCAATACTTGCAAACATATCTTCTGGAGATTTTGATATAAGTCAAAGAAGAAGTGTTACAGGTCAAACTACAGGAGCTGCAGATCTTAGAGGAGATGGTGAATTTTTAATGAAAGTTAGAAGATTTATACCTGACTTTATTTCACAAACAGGTGCAACAAGAGTCACATTAAATTTAAGAAACTTTCCAAATGATACAAGAGCAAGCTCATCACTTGGACCATTTGATATAACATCTAGCACACAAAAGGTAGATACTCGTGCAAGAGGCAGAGCAGTATCACTTAAAATAGAAAACACATCGACTAATCAAAGTTGGAGGCTAGGAACTTTTAGATTAGACATACAACCAGACGGAAGAAGATAATGGCAAAAATAGTACAAGTATTAACAAGACCTAGTGAACAATATGATTTAGGAACAGCAGAAGCACAAGTCAGAGACATAGATGCTATCATAGAAAAACTAAACACTACATTTCAAGAAGAACTAAAAGAGGAGATAGAAGCATTTAACTTCTTTATAAATTAATGGCAAATAAATTTATTAATAAAAAATTAAATTTAACAACTACTGATAATACTACGTTGTTTACTGTACCAGACTTTACTCAATCTGTAATACGATCTATCTTAGTTTCAGAGTATGCAGGATCTGGATCTAGTATTACGGTTACGTTAACAGACGCTAGTTCAAATGTGTTTAATTTATTTACGACTAAAACTATAGCTTCTAATGCAACAACAGAGTTACTAACTAATCCACTAATATTAGAAGAAAAAGAAGTTTTAAAAGTTCAGGCGGCAAATGCAAATAGACTACAAGTTTTAGCATCTATATTAGAAATACAGCCTAGAATAGTAGTCGGAGGTGGAGGAGCATCATAATGCAAATACTAAAACCAGAAAAGATAATAGAAGAGATATCTAATCTTAAAACAGGTGAAAAATATAAGAACGACGAAGAGTGGAAGGCTAAAGGTATACCTGAGTCTGACATAAGAAGAGACGTAAGAGTAATAATGCCGAGTCTTGATTTATTCGGTAAAACAAAATAGAATGGTACGATGGCGATAACTAGATCAAAACAAGCAAGACAGATGTACAAAAAAGGTAGTGAACCCGTAGTACAAGGGGGTGTAGAAAACTATCTTGGTAGACAGCCAGAGGTCCAAGCACCTAGAAAATGGCAATCTGGTCCAGATAAACCAGCTACAGAATTAGCGTATATTACAGAGGCAGAAAAAGATTTATTATTAAAAGCAGATATACATGGATCATTAAAAGAAGGTCCTAATGAAGGTCCTGCGGGTATCATGTCACTAGATAGTTTTGGTGATATCGGTGGAGGAGGATCTGCAGGAGTGGATACATCTCCAAGTGGAGCTCCCTCTGGTGATCCAAGCACTCAGTTTTCTGGTCAAGGACCAAATGAATCTAGACAAGATTTTAGTCAAAGAGTTCAACTTGAACAAAGAAAACTAGAAGATGCAAAAAAAGCACAAGAAGAGCGTTTTAGAAGTGCGAGAGTCAGAGAAGAAATAAAAGCAAATAGAAAAAGAATTAAAGAAAGATTTCGTGAAGATAAATTAAGACGTCAAGCAAAAATTGAAGGTATATTAAAAGGTGCAAAAAGTTTTATAGACCCAGTAACACAACAAGTTATAGCACTTAACGAACTTGGTCTTACTGACACAGAGTTAAAAGACTTAGGAGCCATCAGTAACATAACAGGTATAGGTCCAAAAACAGAACTACAAAAAAGTATAATAGATAATTTATTAGAAAAATCAGATAAATTTTCTGGTGCAAACATTAAAACTTTTCAAGATAGGTTTGAAACTCCAGAGACAGGATTATTATCATTAGATGCCGCTTTAAATATACTATCAGGTCCTTTAAAATTTGGTTCTAAAAAAACAAGAACTTTTTTTACTGAACCTACAAAAAATATTTTTGGTAAAACAAGAAAAAGTGTTCTTGCAGCAGGTAAATTAAAATATAAAGGTCAAACAGTAACGCCAGAGGCGTTTGCAGCCATGACACCTGCAATGCAAGAAGAAATTTATGGTTCTTATATGGCTGACAGAATGGCAGGTAGAACCGATGCTTATGGAAATCTTGCACCTGGTTTTATGAGAGATGCACAAGGTAATATAATTAGCACAGGTAATGATGGTAGAGATCCAATACTACCTATTATCCCACAAAAAGCTTCAGCAGCTGCACCATTAGCTCCTGCAATAGCTAGAAATCTTGGTGGTTTATCACCAAGAATAGGAGGATCCATATTTGATTTTACAGGTCTTGCAGATGGTGGACGAGTAGGTGCTATGGATGGTGGTATTATGGATATTGTAAGAGAAGAAATGTTTTTAGGTGGTGTAGTTAAAGGTATAAAAAAAGGATTAAAAGGTGCAACAAGAGCAATTAAAAAAGTCGCTAAGTCACCGCTTGGTAAAGCAGCTATACTAGGAGCTATAGGTTTTGGAGCTAAAGGTTTTTTAGGTAAGGGAGCTATAAAAAATTTTCTTTTTAAAGGTGGAGAAATAGGTCTTAAAAATTTAACACCTAAAGGTGTTGCATCGTTGATTGGTGGAGCATCTTTATTAGCAGGAGCAATGACACCAAAAGAAGAAGATGAGTTTGATGTAGAGGCATACTACGCAGCTAATCGTTTAAATCCTAACCCAGACTTATTTCCTAGAATATTAGGATCTCAATTTACGCAAACAGCTGCTGATGGTGGTAGAATAGGATATGCTGATGGAACTATAGAAGCAGGAGCTATGATGAGTGAGAAAGAAATGAAAAAACTAGCTAAAAGTCCATTATATAAAGGTTTTAAAAAAATGTATGGAATAGACCCTTCCATGGCAAAAGACAACCCTGCTTACGACGAAAAATTTAAAGCGTTTGAAGAATTATTTAAAAAAGGATTTCAAGAAGGTGGAGACGTAGAACCTGTAGCTAAAAAGACTATGCCATTACTAGATATGGGTGGACAAGAAATGGATTTGAGAGATAATGGTGGTTTTGTGCCAATAGGTAGAATGGAAAAGGCTGACGATGTGCCAGCTAGACTATCTAAAAATGAGTTTGTATTTACAGCTGATGCAGTTAGAAATGCAGGTGATGGCGATGTGGACAAAGGCGCAGAAGTTATGTATAACATGATGAAGAACCTCGAAAGAGGTGGCAACGTATCCGATGAATCGCAAGGTTTAGAGGGCGCTCGAAGAATGTTTCAAACATCAAAAAGATTAGAGGAAGTATTGTAATGGCTACTGAAACCGTAATAAATAGACCCGCACCCTTTGTAGAAGATATAGGTAAAAAACTAGCAGAACAAACATTAGGACTTCAACAAGTCCCTGTTGTAACCACTGGTATCGCAGGTATATCAAGACAACCTGGTGAAACTGCAGAAGGTTTTAAAGCAAGACAAGACGCTGCTAGAGCATTTACAACTAGACAACAAAGTTTAGCAGGACTTGCACCACAAGTAGCGCAACAAGATGCATTACAAAGACAAGCACAAACTTTAGCACAAGCAGGAGTAGGATCTTTTGCACCAGCTTTAGCAAGAGCACAAACAGAATTAGGAGTGGCTGGCGGACTAGGAACCGCGGCTCTTGGAACAGTTGGAGGTGTATCTTTAGGAGCACCAAGCAGACAACAAATAGACCAGTTTATGTCTCCGTTTCAATCTCAAGTTATACAAGCAACATTAGATGAATTTGATCGTAACAAAAAAGTACAGGAACAACAGATCAGAGATCAACAAGCAGCTTTGGGTGCGCTCGGCAGTGGTCGAGCGGGAGTGCAACTCGCTGAGTTTGGCACAGGGGCAGCAAGAGAAAGAGCTTTATTACAAGCTAATCTCTTGCAACAAGGATTCGGGCAAGCAATGCAAGCAAGACAACAAGACATTGCAAACAGATTTGGAGTTGCTCAAGCGCAACAAGGACTAGGAGCATTTAGATCAGGACTAGCAGGTCAACAAGCACAATTAGGTGCACAAACACAAGCACTACAAGGAACAGATATTTCACGTTTAGGTCAATTGGGCGCGATTAACCAAGCACAAGCACAAGCTCAACTAGATGCACAAAGAGAAGCTACAAGACAAGCTGCTTTTGCACCACAAGAAGAGTTAAATAGATTTGCTGATATTACTACAGGTATCATGGGTGGTATGAGAGGAACAGGTACAGCTACAACAAACATACCTAACCCTACACCATTACAAACTGCATTAGGTGTTGGATCAACACTAGCTGGTATCTATGGATATTTAGGAGGTAAACCTTTCGGGTAATGAATAGAATTTTAAAAAGC